AAGTTTTTTTGCTCCGTCGAATACAGTTGTGTTTAATACTGTGTCTGCCATGTTTTCCTCCTTTTAAAAGGTGCCTGCATTACCAGGCACCTCGAGTTAATTATTACGCGTCTGCGTATGGTGTTACAATAGTACCTGATCCAAGCAATAAAGAATTGTGAACCAAATATGTAATTGCATCAATCGCTGTGAAAGATACAACACTACCAACGATACCACCTTTTGTAGAACCATTCATAGTTATAACATCATTAGTTGCTGCTGGAATGAAAGCTTTTTTTGCACCATCATCTACAGCTATCATGATACCACCTTTAAATTTGTCAGTACCATTTGTTTTAATGTCCATATCAGTTGCTGCAGTTTCTACATAAAAGTGAAAAGTTGCACCAAGGTTGTTTAAGTTGTTAACGTCGTTATCACCTGCTGATGCTCCATTTGCACTTATATTGATTGCAGGTAAAGTAAATTTACCATCTGCATCATTTGTAAGTAAAATTTTGCCAGCATGAGATGCTACAGTTAAAGTTGTGTCAGCTGTTAAGCTAACGGTCATACCAGGACCTGTGTTTATAAAGCCATTTTTAGAAATGACTGGTCCCGAAAACGTAGTGTTTGCCATGATTATTCTCCTAGTTAAATTCTACATAGTCTCTAGGCCGTCGACTATACTGCGTCTATGCAGAATATTAATTTATGTATAGTGTCAAAAGTATATACTAGTTTTTAGTAGAGTGCAAGAGATCCCGTAGTGTGGATATGTTTTCCAACGATGTAGCTTTTTACTAAGTAGCTACAGAAACTTCAGGAGAAGAACCTTCAACAGTATTCTGTCTATGGGCAATAGCTGCTTCTTCCAGCTTAATGTCAGTAATGATTTTTTTAACTTTGTCATCGATTCTGACCATTTCAAGAGTGTATCTATTATTATCTAGATGCTCCTGTTCCCACTTCAACTCCAAGGACCTTTTTGCTTTGTATAGGTCTTGTATCATCTATAACCTCCTCATAGGTTATTCTATTAACCTTGTCACTATAAGAGTTTCCAAGGTTTTCCCAAACTATACTGTTTTCTCCAAGTTTGTCAAGGATAGATTGTTCCAGATCTGTTGGGGAATCTTTTGATTCGACTGTAAATTTGGCATAATGATCGTACGCCCAAATGTTAACTATAAATTTTTTCATGGTTTTATCTTTCTATTTTGTAAATGAGGCGGTTTTAAGGCCGCCTCATAAAAAGTATTAATTAAGCACCTTCAACGCCAAAGATACCTCTAGGGTCAGATACACCAAATGAGTATCTTTCTCTAGCTTTGTATCTTACGTTGCCAGTATCAAAATCGCCTTCCATTGCAGTTGTCAATGGAGCTCTATTGAACATTTTCATGCCATTAGGTACATCTGTTAAGATATAAAATGCATCTGAATCTGTTAGGTAGTTATTCACTCTATAACCTTGAGGAATCATACCCATAGAAACAATTGCATTGATATCGTTATCAGCTGTGCTTGTTCTACCTTGAGATTTCATCAATCTCTCAGCTGTGAACTGAAGCTCAGAAGGAATAATCATTTTTACTCCTCTTGCTGCGATTCTAAGGCCTCTTTCGTCACTCATTTGACCAATGTCTATTAAAGACTGCTCTAATGAAGTTTCGTTAAGGTCAGCTTGAGTTGCTAAAGTGTTAGCAAAAGTTCCAGCTACTGTAGGGTGAGAAGTGTTAAATAAAGAAACACCGTCACCTGAATCAAAAGCATCCGTAGTTGGAAGACCATTGATTAGTGGCTCGACTGATTTTACTTGTTTAGCATTACTCATAGATCTTGCTAAAGCTTTTGTATATCTAGACGCAAGTCTATCATACAAATTATCCTCAATCGCTTCTTCAGTGATTGCGAATGCTAAAGCTACAGTCTCATGAGTGTATCTAGCTGTGAAAGTTTCTTGTGCTTCATCAAATGAAACTCCAGAACCTTCACCTTTTACTTGTGCGTTTGCAAAACCACTTAACATTACTTCTTCTTCAAAAGCTCTGTCAGATGATTCTGTAGTATAAATTTCAGCATGCTGATTTTCATACCTTTTGTATTCCAAGCCGAACAGTGCGTTCAAACCTGGCTCTAGTTCTTTGACTAGTTGTGATCGTGATATTGCCATTATTGTTCTCCTATTCTAGCTTTACGATTGTAGCTCAATTAGATTAGCAACTACTACTACAGATCTGAAAGACGCATTTTCATCGTTTTCAGGATCTTCTGCAGATCTTAATAACCTCCATGATTTATCATCATTTCCAGTTACGCCGATATTTAAAGTAGCTGTCGAAGCACCAGTAGTTGTACTACCAGCAGAAGCATTAAAGTCATAAGTCTCTAAATATCCTGCTTGTGCTACGGCTGCATCTGTTCCGCATACATATTGTTGTTGTGGGTTATCGAATACAAATGCATCGATATCTTCCGAGTTTGCTGGTGTTACTTGTACGTAATGGTTTGCAAACGTTGGTTTCAACGTAGTTGCTGCATTGTAAAAGATGCCGTTTAAGACACCAAGTACAGGCGCAGCTGCAGTTTGACCATTAACAATGTAACCAGCAGCAGAAGCAACACAGCCACCATGAAATATAGTAGTTGCATAACCCGCATCGATTTTGTATTTGCCTTGACCAGAAGTCGCTGGAGTTGATCCAAGCGTTCCTGCAGCAGTCAAACCAAAACCTTGTGTGTTTCTATTTGCCATAGTTGTTTCTCCTTATGTACCTGCCCCGAAGGGCCTCCAGTACGGTTTATATTAATTCAGTGATTTAGAAATAGTTAAAAAATTATTTCTTTGTACCACCGAAGGTTACACGAGACTGTCTATCAACGTTGATAGGCATCCTCTGGTCCTGCTCCTTCATAAGATCGTTTTTTACGGCTTCGTCTCTTTGTTTATGACGGTTAGTCATATACTCTTGTCGTTGCTCCGCAATCTCTGTTGGTACCTTCGCAAGTAGAAGGCCACCGACCCCAATCACTCCCTTGTACTTACCTTCATCAAGTACGGGATAATCTGCTGAGTTTGTGACTTCTTCAGCCCTCACTAATTCGTAACCTTCTCTAATTCGTCCGGTTATATTTTTAGTGTCCTGAAAGCCAACGCTCTCCGCTCTTATCCATCTATACCTGAATCCATCAGGTGCAGGGGGTGCATCTAGAGAAGATGGTGGAACCCAAACTTTTGGTCTTTCAGTTTTAGACCTAGTTGAATTCGCACGAGAAGTGTTATTATCTTTTTCCATTTTACGCTCCTTCCGTGAGTTTAATTTGTTTTGCGTATTCTTCAAGTGGCACTCCTAATTTTTTAGCTATCGCTACTTGTGATGAAGTGAGTCTCACAGTTTTTCTGCCAGGTCTAGTTGTAGAACGGTTGACAGAAGCAACATTTTGCGTCGGTTTCGACGTTTGTGTTTCTCTTTTATCAAATCTCTGCGGAAATTCAAGTCTTATTCTTTTATTAACTTCTGCATAGTAATCATCAGTTTGAGGATCAAAACCTTCTCTTTCCACTAAATCCTTGTGTATTTCAAAGGCTGTAAAAGTCATAGCTCTATCTTTACCGAACCATGAGTTTTCACTAGCCCAATCTTCAGCTCTAGGATCTGGAGAAGGTAGACTATTTGGTGTGCTTCTTGGAAGATTTTCTGCATCTGATAATTTAGGTGCAGGTTCTTCTTTTGTTGTTGATTGTTGTTCTTTTAAAGCATTAAGTCTAGCTTCATCAATTGATAAAGCAGCGATTTTTTTCTGTGCTTCAATTTGAGAAGCAGCGTCAGCGTTTTCAATAGCTGATGCTAATTCTTTTTGAGCAGAATCTAAACCGGTTTGGACTCTAGTTTCAAACTGTTTAACATAATCTTCATTTACTTTTGTAAATTTAGTTTCTACAGTTTGTCTTTTTGCTTCAACAGCTTTTGCATAATCTAAAGCAGCTCTTTCTCTTCGCTCTGCTTCTCGCATTTTACGAGTAAGTTTAGCTATTCGAGATTGAACTCCTTTACTATAATCCTCCAGCTGTTCGTCATCTTTTTTTCCCTCTTCTTTTTCTACTTCTCCACCTTCTTCTAGTTTAGTTTCTCTTTCATTTTCATAACTTATATCTGTTCCATGATCCTTTTTCTTTTCGTATGTTCTTGTGTTTTCTGTTTCTTGTTCTGTGTTTTCTGTTTCAATAACTGCTTCGTCTTTTGTTTCTTCGATAGATACTTCTGCATCGGGACCCGATGTATCTATATCTACTGTTTTCTTTTCTTCTTCTGGCATAGTTACTCCTTCCTATGATTAAAACTCATGCAAGATGTCCTCTGGACTATCAATTGTTGCTAATACTTC